CGGACAGTAACTTATTATACGGCCCTAAACACAATAAAAATCTATTATAACAATGGCAACAACAGCGCTTATCTTTAAGACAGACAACAAAACTCAAAAGCTTTTATTCATGACAGTGGATAAAGGAAACGGTGTAATTGATGTGGATATATTCACAGCAGATGATGACTTCTTACCTGTAGGTACACCATCAGTAGGTGTATCAGAACATGCTAGTGATGAAGCATATCATAAAAGCTTACGTCATTTTGCATCTGAGAACAACCAATTTGTACCAGAATCATCTACTCATCCAGAGTGGAATCCGGGTTATGTTGAACCAACAACTTCAGATTATGATCAAGTTCAAGGTGATTTGTATTAATGATAAAGATAGGCCTGACGGTATACCTTTAAGTAAATGGATTAAAGCAAGTGAGATTTACACAGTAACTGAAGTTACAAGAATGAGGATACAAGGGGGAAAGCTTGGTTTCAAATTAGCTGAGGTTAATATTGATGACTGTTTTCCTTACCAGTATTTTGACGCAAGCAGATTTGCATTACTCGGCTCTCCTGGTGAACAGTGGGCAGAGAATGAACTGGATCGTATATTAAAAGACGCTAAAAAAGAAAGCTTAGAACATCATTTGTTCAAGTTGGGGTCTACCTAAATAGCGCACACTCTTGTCGGAGTATGAGGGTAAATAGATGGGTATCCATCGTATATACACATCTGTACCCAACTGAGTCAGCGATGACTACATTTAGCAGACGTATATATAGACAATGTTGGTAGCTTAAATTCATATGCATTATGGATATCAAAGACTGACAGTCGGGAAAGACCGGCTTTTTTAATTATCACACTTATGGAAATAAAAACAAGACATGACATTGAAGCCTTCGGGTTTCACATTGCTCATAATATGGGTGAGATACCTAGCAACATGAGATTACTAGTAATAATTCCTCATCAAGAATTTCAGTCATTATTAACAGAAATCAATCCTCAATTATCAATAGGAGCTATGGACAGATTTATTTATAACTCACAAGCTGGTATTGAGTTTGGTATAAAACAACAACCATGATAACATTAACTAAAAAAGAATTAGCTCAGAAAAGAAACTGGTTTAAATTCCAACTTACCGGCAGATGCTATCCTGTAGACAAAAGAATACTTACAAGTGAAGAGCTTGATATTCATCAGCAGATGAAGGATCTTCAAGCTCTTTTGTTAAATAATTTTAGTAATAACTCTAGGAAACTAGGCCTAAATCCAAAAACACAATGAAGGAAGAAGAAAACTTTACAGCTAAAGAATTAAGATATGGCTTTTTAAAAAAGATTAAATCTATAGAAGCTATGCTTATTGATGATAAAATGGGTGCAACTAGAGGAGATGGTAAACCTAATTTTGAATTCATGTTAATGATGAATACAACAAGACATTTATTAGCAACAACAAAAGCTCTTGGAGAAGAGAATGAACTAATGGACAACATTGATGACACTGACTTAACAGTTGGTGACATGCAAGATCAATAAACAATATGGAAAAAATAAAAACATTTTACACGCCCAAACAAGTGTGTACTAAGATGAGTGAATCTTTTTCTAAAAGCCCACTTAAGCCAAAGCTTTTAATGGAAAAGATAGAGAACACAGGTTATAGAAGATATTTTGATGTGATTGATTATTTCCAACCTATTAAGAAAACTGACTTTTATATAGCTCACACTAAAGAATACGTGAATAATGTATTTAACATGAAAGGTAATTATAAAAGTAATTCATTACCCTGGAGCAGAGAATTGGTAAACAGTTTGCATTACACTACAGGATCACTGCTTGCAGCAAAGAGACACGCTATTCAGAATCCTGGGCAAATATGCTTTGCTCCCGTATCTGGTATGCATCATGCACATCCTGATAGTGGGTCAGGTTTCTGTACATTCTCAGGTCAGGTTATATCAGCTATAAAGATTTATAATGAATTTGGTTTATCTGGAGCTTATCTAGATCTTGATGGTCATTACGGTAACAGTATAGATGATGCTTATAGTTTTAATCCAACTCTTCTGAAAGCTATACCAAAAGGGTGTAACATAAACCCTCAAGGTCGTAATAACTCATACCTTGAAGACTTTAAAGAAAAGTTAAAACACGTAGAGGAGATGATTCTAAGTAACAAAGTACATTACGTAGTGTTTTGTCACGGCGCTGATAGTCACGATGAAGATGATCTAGGAGGACAGCTTAGTACAGAAAACTGGCTTAAAGCAGCTGAGATATTTTCTAATTGGATTAATGATGTATCAGTTAAACTATGCAAACGTGTTCCTGTAGTACTTTGTTTATTTGGTGGATACCGTAAAGACAACTATGACTTTGTACTTGACCTGCACATAAAATCATTATTAATTTGTCAAAAAACAATTAACAACCAGTAACATGAAAACACAAGAAGAAATAAAAAATAATATGTGGATTAATGCTCATGAGTATGGTTCTACTAAATATAGAATTAAAGATAAATCTACATTTCATAAATATGAAGAAGTGTTGACTAATTTTGTGGCTGGCTACACTCAATGCCAAGAAGATATGCAAAAAGATGTAGAATATTGGCAAGGTGAGTTTGACCATTGGCATCAACAAGCTATGGAAATGGCTGATAAGAAATACACAGAGGAAAATTTAGAGAATGCTTTTAATAGCGGTAGAGGGCATGGTGTACCTGATAATATAAAAGATTTTGACTCATTCATTAACTCACTAAACAAACAAGACTAATATGCATACAATGGGAGCAATAGGAGTCTATGTAATAATGCCTATAATATTTATATCATTATTTGTAGTGATAGTTTGGGGCATGCTTACAGATGGCGGTACTAAAAAGAAAAATAAAAAAGATGAATAAATTTATATGTAGTGAGTGTGGTACAAAGTACAGCTCACCAGAATCAACACCTCCTCCAGGAATAAAGTGGAGTGATGGTCATATATGTACACCTAAACCTGTAGACAATGGAAAATAAAATACCAACAGCCGAAGAATGGTTAATATCTTTTGATGCTGATGATATGTTTCATAAACACTCAGTAGAAGAAGCAATGATTGAATTTGCTAAGCTTCATGTAAAAGCAGCACTTAAAGCTGCTGCAAAAAGTGCAATGTTTAGTCTTGAAAGTGGTAAAGGAAAAGTACACTTTAATGTTTATCCACTAACTAATATAAAATAATATGGAAAATCAATTTGTTAGCTATACCCAAGCAGTAGCTCTAAAAGAGTTAAGATTTGATGAATCTTGTTTGGCATACTATAATACAGAAAAACTGTTTAAGTTTCCAGGAACAACTATGTCTAATAGAAACTTTTTAGATCTTCTTACTGTAACAGTACCACTCAAACAACAAGCCTTTAGATGGTTTAGAGAGAAGCATGGGTTAATGCATATAATAAACCCATATCATTTTACTGCAGAAATTGACTACTTAAATGAAAGAATAGTAAACAAACAATATGGTGATTTTATTCCACATGATCATTTACTGGATGAAGAAGGTGAAGAAATAAAACATTCCTCTTATGAACAAGCAGAACAAGCCTGTCTAGATAAACTAATAGAAATTTGTAAAAACAAATAACATGGAAGAAATAACATTTAATCAAGAAGAGTGGAACTCTAAGATAAGAGAAGCTTCTAAGAAATGGTTTGAAGAAAACCCAGACTATAATCCTGCATATAACTATTATGACTCTGGTGAAATAACAATATCCGGTGATCCGGGGTATTATAGAGTACCTATGGAGATGTGGGTAGAATACCATAAAGCCAAGTATCCAGGATATGGTAGAAAAAGTAACTAGAAAGTCTATGCTCATCAGACCTAGTGGTAGGTCAACAGATTTTATATCACCTAGCTTTGGTCATGGCTGTCTATACAACTGTACTTACTGCTACATGAAGAGACACAAACCTGAGGGATTAGATATTGCAACCAACACAGAAGACATCCTTACAGCTATTGATCATCATTCTTGGTTTGCTACTACAGAGAAGCCTAACCAAACACATGAGAAGTATATTACTTATGACATCTCCTGTAATGAAGACTTTGCTTTACATGCCAAATACCATGAGTGGGAGAAGATCTTTGATTTCTTCAAGGGTCATGAGCTAGCCATGGGATCCTTTGCTACTAAGTATGTAAATAAAAAACTGCTTAAGTATAAACCAGAAGGTAAGATTAGAATAAGATTTAGTCTTATGCCTCAAGTATATGCTGATCAGTTAGAGCCTAATACTAGTAGTATAGAAGAAAGAATAAAAGCCATTGATCAGTTTATTGATGCTGGTTATGATGTTCATATAAACTTCTCTCCTGTAATAGTTACTAAAGACTGGTTACTAGAGTATGGAGATTTGTTTATTCAAGTTAATAGCTTTGTAAAGAACAAAGACAAGGTTAAAGCTGAGGTAATCTTCCTTACTCACAATGAAGGTAAGCATCAGTATAACCTGGCCAACAATCTTTCTGGTGAAGATCTATTATGGAAACCTGAGATACAGGAAGGAAAAATCTCACAGTATGGTGGAGAAAACATAAGGTATAAGCATGACCTTAAAGCTCAGTACATAAAGAAGTGGACTGAACTACATGATCAGATTATACCTTGGAATACAATTAGATACATATTTTAAAACAAACTAAGATGAAACATTTAAGATATAATATGATGGAAGCAGGAATTAACTGTAAAGAAAATAGGCATCCACAAATAGTAATGAAAGATTTGGGAATTACTTACCAACATTCAACACCACAAAGTATGGGAGACCAATGGTGGTTCTGGAATTGTGAGAATTTACCAAATGAATTACCAACTTATTTAGAAGAACTTCTAAATTATAAGACAAAAGAAACACTAAATCCTATGGATTGTATAGGTCATGGTTTGTCATTAGAGGATGCAGAAAAAATTATTAATTATAAAAACAAATAACATGAAGAAAATAGTATTAGCAATAGCAGTTGTAGCTTTAGTTAGCTCCTGCAAAAAAGAAGATGAAGGCCCATGTAATTGTGGTATAGTTCAATCAGATAATGTACAAGATTACTCTGTAGTAATCAAAAATGAGTGTACTAGTAATAACAAGACTTTTATATTAGCTCCTAGTGACTGGATGAATGCTCATACAGGAAGTAGATATTGTATTACTAATGCCGGCAAGTGGTAAACTAAAAGTATATGTCCCATCAGAACTTAAAACAAGAAGATACCCTTAATATTACATTAATGCTTGCACATGTTAGATGTATATCAGAATTGATTCATACTTTACCTGAACACAGATTTGAATTTAAAGCTTACTTTAAAAAGCTATTTGATGTTGTAAAAGAATATGAAAAAGGTCTAAACAAACTAACCAACTATACTGAAGGAGAAGATTCCTCAAGAGACCAGCAAGAAATATATGATTTGTTAATGGATTTAACTTATGATGTAAGAGATGAAGTAATTAAAAAACAAAGAGATGGAAAATAACAAGCATATATGGGAAGGTTGGACAGTACAAAATTTTATAGATGAACTGGAGCCTATATTTAATATGATAATGAAAGGAGGCTCTTGGCAAAAACCTTTTAAGTCAAAAGATGAACTTAAAAGATGGTGCATGGATACGCAACCTTCTTATAAGAAACATATACCAGGAGTATTTAATCACTTTAAAAACAAAGCTGGATTATAATGGAAGATAAGAAATATTATTGGATGTCACTTAAATGGGGTGAGATGACAATAGACAGAGTAGATACTGAACATCCTTTTATATCAATAACAAAACTTAGAAGAAATCCTGCTTATGGAGCTTTGCTTAATTGGAGACATATTAGTGAAGAAGATTATATATTATTTAATGATATACTATTTAATATAACTAAATATGTTGATGATAAACCAAAAGAGTAAACATGGAACTTAACAAGGTATTAACAGCTACAGAACAAGCTCATGATATTATGAGACAGCATTACATTGAGAACTATAAGTCTTACGCGGCTTATGATATGAATAATGCTAAAAAGAATGCTCTGATTACTGTTAAGCTTATGGCAAAACAGTTCAGAGAAATACACAAGAAGCTTATTGGTAGTGCGTTGGTAACTGGAGAGATTGAAGATACCTCTACCTATAAGTATCTTGAGGAGATGAAAGAATATATTAATAACTTTAAAGCCAAAGAACTAATATGACAGCAATACATGAATTACAACAAGTATTGTGGGTGGAGACACCTCACGGAGATGGCGTAGTATTATTCTTAATAGATTATGGTCCACATGAGAATACAATCTGGGTTGTCTGTAATGAAAAGACAAGGGAGATAAAGCACTACAACAGCAGCCAAGTAAAACTGTGCTGGAATCACACAATGTTTAACAAATTATTTGAACCAGACAATGGAGATCAACCTAAAGGACTTAGTGAAGACTAAGGAAGCAGTAAAATATATACAGTCTATTCTTAGAGAGCAAGCCGTAACAAAAGGCTTAGCAAGAAAGTTAGATGAGGTTGTTAAGTTGTATGATGAGATTGAATCTGATTTAGAAATTGGAGGTGAATCCATTATAGAACTAGACATGCCTAGGCTAGAAGCCATAGCTGAAAGAAACAAGATGCTTAACATTTTAAATAAATCAGATGATATTTGATCCATTTTTAGATGAAGAAGAAGATGTACTTGTTGAAGAACAAGTAGCAAAATCAAAAAGCATTGTAGTATACAATGATGATCACAACACGTTTGAGCATGTTATATACTGCTTTACAAAATACTGCAGTCATCAACCGTCTCAAGCAGAACAATGTGCATTAATAATACACAACAATGGTAAATGCTCCGTAAAAGAAGGAGATATGAAAACACTCAAGCCCATCAAGGAGGCATTGTGTGAAAATGGTTTAACCGCAAAAATAGAATAATATGATAACAGCAGAACAAAAAACAGAAATCAACAAGCTTAAATCTGAAAAGTTTAAGAAAACACCAGAAGAAAGAATTGCTTTAAAAGAAGCTAAATCAATTTGGAAAAAAGCACATACAAAAAATGGGGCAAAAGCATAACATATTTCATGGTAAATTTGTAAAAACTGCAGAAAACAAGTTAGCACCTGTTGCAACAAGCAGACTCAAGTATGAAGAGTTTGTCAAGCATATTGAGGTGGGTCAGACAATAGACATCTTTTTAGAAGCTAATAAAGATGACGGAACGCTCGCACAATTAGCAAAAGTGCACGTAAATATCAGGCTTCTTGCAAAAGAACTCGGATACATGTTTGAAGATATGAAACTTGAAATATTAAAGACGTCTGGTATGTGTTTTATAACAGATCATGCAGGAGAGAAAGTTTTATTCTGCAAATCTTTAGCAGATGCTTCCAAAGAAGATTTAGGGATGGTGATTGAGTCAATTATACAAGTAGGTGATACGGTAGGAATTAACTTCCGCTAAAATCTTTCTTTAACTTATCAATATCTTCCTGTGTGAATACATGTTGTTTTACTAGCTTTTGATCAACGGCAGCTTTTTCAAGTGAACTAATTAAAGGTAATAGTATATCAATCATGTGTTCATCGGGAGTTTCTGGCTTTGCATCATCTTTATATTTTTTAAATAACTCTGTGAGTTTTTCATTAGGATATGCAGCACATATGTTGTAAAGTAATATTTTAAGTTTAGACAGATATTGACCTGAGACTTCAATAGTAATTATTGTATCATCAGAGATATAAATGGCAGTCTTGCTTGAATCAGCACTTTGGTTGGTATTTTCCATGTAACAAAAATAATAAAAATAATTTAAACAATTAAAATTTATGACAGTTTTAAACAAAATAGATTTAGATGATGTAAAGCAAAAACTTTATGAGAAACTTAAACCTTCAGGATGGGGAGATAAACTTAAAACATTTATCATGAGTGAAGACTTTGATAAAATTCTAAAGCAATTGCTTAAAGAAGCAAAAGCCAATAACAGATTTACACCACCATTAAAACAAGTATTTAGAGCTTTTGAAGAATGTCCATATAATGACTTAAAAGTAGTTATGATTGGACAAGATCCATATCCTTATATGGGTGTAGCAGATGGTATTGCTTTTTCTTGTAGTAACCTAGGAAAGATTGAAGCTTCTTTAAAGTTCATGTATAAAGAATTAGAAGACACTCATTATCCAGACGGATTTACATGGGATCCTGATCTAGCAAGATGGTCTAATCAGGGTATGTTAATGCTGAATACGGCGCTTACCACAACAATAAATAAAGTAGGACAGCATTATAAACTCTGGCAGCCTTTTATAGCTTTTTTATTTGATATTCTTATGTATAACAACCCTGGTACAGTGTATGTATTTATGGGTAAGAAAGCGGAGGAATGGGCAGAGTCAATACCTGATAATAACTACAAGATCATTGTATCTCATCCGGCAGCAGCAATACACAATAATCTTGAGAAATGGGATTCAAAGGACATGTTTAATCAGATCTCAAAGACAGTTAAAAAACAATTTAATCATGACATAATATGGTAAAAAAGAGTTTGGAATTAATGGAGATGTTCCATTTAATACGTGAAAAACAACTTTCACCTAATCAGTTTTATTTACTTTGTTGTTTAAAAGAGAATGAAGTATCTCAGTTTATCAATGTTCATCAGGAATTAAGAAGTCTGGTAGCAGATGGTTGGATTACAGAAGATGAGCATAAGATATCATACAAATTAAGTGTTGATGCTTTAGTATTTGTGGAGCAATTAGAAAATCTGTTCCGTGTAACCAAGAAGAAGACCAACAATCAGATTATGGGTCAAGATTATGGTAGCAAAGTCTTAGAATTTCTAGAGGTATTTCCTAAAATGAAATTACCTAGTGGTAAGTTTGCAAGATCTGATAAGAAGAATATTGAGATGGCTTTGAGATGGTTTATCCAGACTTATTCTTATGACTGGCCAATCATATTATCTGCTACAAAAATGTATGTTGATGAGTATGAACGTGCTAATTATAAGTATATGCAGACCTCTCAATACTTTATCAGAAAACAAAATCCTGATAAAAGCTGGGCTTCTGAGTTAGCTAATTGGTGCGCTCAAGCAGAAAATGGACCTAGTGATAATCAAGAAAAATATTTTTCAGAAAAGGTTATTTGAGTTTGCTTTTTTATTTCAAATATGATATATTTGTGATAAGGAAATCAAGCACCCCCTCAGTTCAAATAGTAGTTTGAAGGTTGGAAACAGCCAGGGAAAGCTATCCTCTTATTTATACCAATGAATCTAAAGAAAAATAAAGCGTGGAAAGATCAGCGTCATGGATTTCAAGAGTCTTTGCTGTATTTGCAAGGCCGAATGAAGGGAGAAATAAAGAGTATTCAAACTCCTTGGCCCAAGTTTAATGATGCTGGTACTGATGGCCTCGAATGGCATTCCACTACAGTAATTGGTGGAAGACCTGCAAGTGGTAAGACATTAATCAAAGATCAGATTGTACGTGAAGCTTTTAAACTAAATGCCGGTCAGAAGTTTAGAGTATTGGAGTTTCAACTTGAAATGTTAGCTAGAACATCAGCTATTAGAGAGTATTCAAGTCTGCTTGGTCAAAGCTACAAACACTTGTGTAGCGCAGAAGGTAAATTAACAAATGAAGAGCTTATTGCATGTTACAATTATGCAAAAGTTAGGGTAACTTACCCTATAGACATTGTAGAAGAACCATGTACGGTTGGTGAGTTTAAAGACATCATTGCTGATTACATGGATGAACACTCTACAATAGGAGAAGACGGTAAAAAAGTGTATACAAAAACCATTATTACACTTGATCACAGTCTTTTGCTGAAGAAAGCTGCTTATGAAAAAGATAAGCATGACACGTTAAATGCATTAGGTGAAGCTCTTACAAATTTAAAGAGACGTTACCCAATAGCGTTTATCATACTAAGCCAGTTGAATAGAAATATTGACAACCCAGAGAGAGCTGAAGATGGTAAGTACGGTAATTACATACTTGAATCAGATTTATTTGGAGCAGATGCACTGTTACAACATGCTGATTTACTTATCGGTATTAACAAACCCGGTAAACAAAACATTAGATATTATGGGCCTGATAGGTACATAATAGCTGATAAAGATACAATGGTTTTGCATTTTCTTAAGTGCAGAAATGGAGACACAAGAATGAGTTTCTTTAAAACTGAATTTGGTAAAATGCAAATTGTGGAAATGGATACACCACCCACACAAGAAAGAAGATTAAAAACATGAGTATATCAACAACAGACAAACCAGAAGACAAGCGTGATAAACTTAAAAAACTAAGAGAGTTTCATCAAAAAACTCTTGATAATTTAGGTGTATCAGACGCATTGTTTATTCCTAAGATGGCATATAGACCATATGGAAAAACAGAACTGCACATTGCATTCTTTGCAAGTGAAATTAATAAAGGTGAAGACGTTTACGTAGAATTTGCCAGTAAAGAACTAGTACCTGAAGATCCTGAAAGAAGGTTGTATAAATGGCGCTTTAATCCACACTTTGAAGAAGAGTATGAGAAGACGGATCCTCATCCAGTTACGGGACACTTTAGGTATCTTGTACCAACAGAAGAGTTAATTCATATTAAAACTGTTGCATCTGAACCATCAGCTCCTGTATTGGAATTTGATAGTCCAAAAGATTTTGATTTAGTAGATGCCAATACAGATTTACCAATAGATCAATTGACTATTAGAGATTTGGCAGCTATCTTATTAAAAAAGCCGGTAAGTCAAAAGCCGTGGTTAAATGAAATCATTAAACAATCATAATATGGAAAACAACCAATTAACAACCACAAGTGAAGAAGCACTTAAACAATTCTTAAGTACTTTGATAGATTCAAAGAAGCTTCCAACTCACATCAAAACTGTAGAAGATGCCTTTACTATTGCCCAGATGGGTAAAGAGTTAGGATTCCCTACCATGCAAGCATTTCACTATATCATACCTATTCAAGGTAAGTTAAGTTTATCTGCTAAAGCAACTAACGCGTTATTAAGAAAAGGCGGTATTGCTTTTGTAACTGTTGAAGATGGTGTTTACACCTATGGCAATAACAATGCTGAACCGAGTACTCCTGATGAAAGACCTAGTGGTAGAAGAACTACTATTAGATTTGTAAGAGATGGTATGGAAGAATTGTGTACGTTCACTTGGAAAGATGCTGAGCTACAAGGTTTAACTACCAAGGATAATTGGAAGCGTATGCCAAAAGAAATGTTATACGCCCGTTGTTTAGCTAAAGGCGCTAATAGAATTGGTGCTGATTTGTTATTGGGCTTATATACCACAGAAGAAATGGCTGATACATTCTTAAAAGAATCTGATGTCAGAAGAAATGATGATGGCACAATAGCAGAAGTAATTAATATAACAGCAACTGAAGTAAAATAACCCTAAAAATAAATAAAATGAGCGGAAAATTAAACACAAAAGACATCAAAGTCGGTGGAGATGGTGGTGTACCTAAGACATTACAACCAGGTAATCAAAAATGTAAATTGAATGGTGCACGTTTGGAAGAATTCAAATTCATTCCAGGTGCTTATCATTTAGTATTGAGTCTTGAAGGCTCTCCTGTTGGTAAAGACTTTGAAGGTTTTTGGATAAACAAGGATGATGAATCTCTTGGCAAACATGCAGGTCAAGTTGGTGATGTAAAAGCAAGCGAGTGGGCTTATGCTGATGGCAAAACTAAAAGCGGTATTGAAATCAGTAGAGATGCTGAAGTCTTGAAAGTTATGAAGAACTTATGCATAGCATTTGATTGCATTGCATGGTTAGAATCTCAAGATGACAAGCATGATACAATTGAATCTTTGATAGCAGCTTTTAACAAAGATGTTCCCTCTAAAGATAAGTTTGTTGATTTCTGTATTGGTGGTAAAGAGTATACCAACAGAAATGGTTACACAGCTTATGATTTGTTCTTGCCTAAGTACAGTAAAGCTGGTGCAGCTTATGGTGCTAAGGTTGTAACGTTTGATCCTCTTGATCATATCAAGAAGAAGAAGACAGAAGAGGTTAGTGAATTTGAATCGGCTTCAGATGACATTAACTTGACGGGACCAGCAGGTGCTGATTTCACTTTATAATCACTAAAAATATGGAATAAAAAGAGGGGAGTAATCCCCTTTTTCCATTTACACAATTATGATAAGTACAACTAAATTTAAGCCCGTATTATCAGACATATCACCTGAGTGGATCTTTGAGAACTATATTAATTTACCTGAAAGACTTGGTGGTCAAAACTTAATGGTGCTGTCACCTTTTAATCCTAATGATAAAAGACCTTCCTTGAGTCTATTTGTTAGCACAAGATTTAAAGATACTTATAGGTTCAAAGATTTCTCTACTAATAAATCAGGAGACTCTATATCTTTTGTGGAAACATTATTCAATCTACAATCTAGAAATGAAGCTGTAAAAAAGATTCTGGAAGACTATGAGTATTGGCTAAACAATAAAAGTGCTGATCATTCTTCTGTTGAGTTTAAAGTTATTGAACGCTATAGAGTCACAAGCTTTCTGAAAAGAAACTGGACTACATTGGATCAGAAGTTCTGGACTAAGTTCCATATTGGAACTACCTTGCTTAATAAATATCATGTTTATCCTATTGGTACATATACAATGAGCAGAGAAGAAGACGGTGTATTAAAAGAGATTGTAATTAAAGATAGACATTTTATGTATGGTTATTTTAGAGAAGATGGTACATTGTATAAGATCTATCAGCCAATGATTATGGACAGCAAGTTTATAAAGGTTAGAGATTATATACAAGGGATGGATCAGTTGACGTATACTAAAAAGTATTTAGTAATTAACAGCTCTCTTAAAGATATCATGTTCTTTGATGCATTAAAGTATGAAGAAGCAGAGTCTATTGCACCAGACAGTGAGAATACACTTATACCACTTCATGTGATTAATTCTCTTAAGTTAAAGTATAAAGGTATCACAACACTATTTGATAATGATCCGGCGGGTATTAATGCTATGGCTCAATATGAAAAAGCATATGGTATAAAAGGCACCTTGCTTCCATTATCTAAAGACATCAGTGATTCAGGTAGAGACAACGGTCTTTTAAAAGTAAAACAAGTATTAACCCCAATTTTAAAACAAGCATTACAATGAATGAGTTTGAAGACTGGATAATGACCCTGCCATTGCAGACATTAACTGAAGAACTAAAAATAGAAATACTCTCTGAGGTAAATGCCTTGATGCAAAAAGAGTTAGTAGAAATGTTAAGAAACATGAGTGGAAAATGAGTTGGATATATAGAGGTCATGAGTATAAAGATGAGTACATACCGGTTAATGCTGTAGGATTTGTATATCAGATGTCAGCTATTATTAATGGTAAGTCTGTATCTTATATAGGTAAAAAAAACTTTTATGCTAACATTAAAACAAAGCTAAGCAAGAAAGCTATGCCTACTGATAAAAGACTAAAGACTTACAAGCGTGTTACAAAGACAGCCTATCAGAACTATTACAGTAGTAATGAGACACTGAAGCAAGCCCATAAAGACGGGGTAGTGATAAAAAGAGAAATATTAAAAATATGTTATAGCAAGAATGAATTGACTTACCAGGAGGTAAAGCATCAGTTTTTACTAGGCGTGTTGGAAGATGACATGTATCTTAATGGTAATATATTAGGACGCTTCTATAAAAATAAAATTTGATAAAATGAAACTGACAAAAGACACATTTGAAAGAATAAAGATGATGTTAGAATCTCTTGATGAAAGTGATGTAAGCCTTGGTTTAACAACTATGGACACAACTGATTTTAAAAATAATCACTTGTATGTATTACTGATGGCAAAAGAAGCTAATGTTAAAGCTGGAATGTGGGCAATGCATGCAAACAATATGCACTCCATGTTTTTTAAATTAGGTGTAGACCTGGATAAACCTATCACGTTTGAAACAGTACTTAATATTGCTAAACAATATAACTCATCTGTATGTGATATCCAATTTATCATGGATAGATATGCAAATGAGTTAAGAGTAAATCTTAATAAAAAATTGGGCTTAAGTGATAACCCAATTGAAAAACTAACAATTAAAATAAATGACTATGACAAACAGAGCGGAAGAGTTAGCAATGACCTCAAAGGATTTGATGCTGACGGAAGCATTCTACGGGATGTTCCTGATAATGCTGAACAAACGTTGGAGTGAAAGAGTTCCTACAGCATGTGTTAGTTTACAAGGAATAAATTATCAGCTGGATATATGTCCAGAATTTTGGGATAAATTATCTTCTAAACACAGAAGAGGTTTATTAAAGCATGAGTTATTACACATAGGCTTCTTTCATATCACAGATTTTAAACATCTGACAGATCATAATTTAGCTAATATAGCAATGGATTTAGAGATTAATCAGTACATTGATGCTGAGTTTCTTCCTGATGGTGGTATGACTCTAGATAAATTTCCTGAATTAAATCTTGAAGTTAAGAAGGGTACTCAGTACTATTATGATAAATTAGGTAAGGCTGCAAAGCAACCTGGTACTTGTCCTAACTTGGATAAGATGCTAGAAGGAATGAAGCAAGGTGAGTGTGAGGTAACTATCTCTGTAGATGGTGACGGAAATATTAAAGTTAATCTTCCTGATCATTCTGGTTGGGGAGATTTAGATACGTTACCTGAGGCAACACAGAAGCTAATCCGTAAGCAAACAGAGCATATTCTTAAGGAAGTTGCTGATCAAGTTAAGAAAGCTCAAGGTAATATACCAGGAGAATTTGCCGAGATCCTTGATAACATAGATAAAACAGAGCCTCCCAAGTTTGATTGGAAAGGATATCTTAGAAGATTCACAGGTGGATCAACTAAAGTTTATACAAAGAAAATACGTAGGAAATTCAATAAGAGATATGAAGAGAATCCTGGTCTTAAGATCAAGCCTCGCCGTCATATATTGTTTGCAATTGATACATCAGGTTCTGTAAGTACTAATGAGTTGAATGAGTGTGTACAAGAGTTGTATCATATTCACAAGACTGGTACTGAGATTACAGTAATACAAGCAGATACAGCTATCAGTGACATAAGCAAGTTCAATCATAGAGCTGAGTTTAAAGTTCATGGTAGAGGAGGCACAAGCTTCCAACCGGTTATAGATTATTATAATGATAACACAAATAAATTTACCTGTCTGATTTATTTTACAGACGGTGAAGCATCCGCGCCAACACCTGCACGCGGAAGAATGCTTTGGGTATTGAGTAGTCAATCCCCGTTAAACCCAGATTTAGTAGGTCCACAAATTAAATTAAATTAAAAACAAATTATGAGCAACGCACAAGTAAACTTAAATATTGATGAGGTAAAAGGATTCTTAACTCACATCATGAATAACAATCGCTTCTTACAGTCAGGCGGTAAGCCACCAGTAGCTGTGGAGATTGTTGGTGAATCAGGTATTGGTAAGACCAGTTCTGTATTACAGTTAGCCAACGAGACTGGGATGAATGTAGTAAAGTTAAACTTAGCTCAAATAGAAGAGTTGGGTGACTTGGTTGGCTTTCCAATCAGACAGTTTCAGTTATGCAAAGAAGGTAAACCTTTACCTGGTATTCCAACTACAGAAAAGCGTTTTGTAACTAAAACAATTACTGTTATGGAAAAGCAAGTGCAGACTGTAACAGAAAACAAAGTTGTTAAGAAGCAAGTAATGGGCCCAGACGGCAAGCTTGTTCTTCGTGATGTAACAGTAGCTGTTAAAGTTGAGAAGGGAGTAGAAGTTCCTGTAGAGAAACAAGTTACAGAAGAAGAGATTGTTCCTGTATCATCTGAAGCTATCTTATCTTTATCTGAAGGTGAGTGTATCTGGGTAGATGAGAATGCTGTGAATGAATATGTAAAGCGTGGTTATGACTTTACCGGAAACAAGCGTATGTCTTATTGTCCTCCTGAGTGGATTGCTGATAAGCAAGGCGGCGGTTTCTTAATTTTAGATGACTGGAATCGTGCTGACACAAGATTTATTCAAGCCGTGATGGAATTGGTAGACAGACAAGAGTATATCTCATGGAAGTTACCAAAGGACTGGCATATTTTATTGACAGCTAATCCAGACAATGGAGAATATTTAGTACAATCAATTGACTCAGCACAACGTACTCGTTTTGTAAGTGTGAACTTGAAGTTTGACAAAGATGTATGGGCACGTTGGGCAGAGACTCAAGGTATTGATGGTCGTTGTATTAACTTCTTGTTGATGCATGAGGAACTAGTAAGTACTCGTGTAAATGCTAGAAGTATCACTACCTTCTTTAACTGTATCAGTTCTATCCAGGATTTCTCAGCTGAATTACCGTTGATCCAAATGATTGGTGAAGGTTCGGTAGGGCCTGAGTTTACTACTATATTCACTACGTTTATCAACAACAAGTTGGATAAGTTAGTTAGACCTCAAGATATTTTATGCCATGACAATGGAGATTATATTATGGGTGAGTTACGTGGATGTATTGGTAAAGACCATAACTACCGTGCTGATATCGCAAGTGTATTAGCAACAAGGTTAATCAATTTTACAATTAATTACTCTGAGAAGAATTCAATTACACAAAAACACATTGACAGATTAATCAAATTGAGTACTGAAGAAGCATTTACTGATGACTTGAAATACATAGTTATTAAGAAAATACTTAACGGTAACAAACAGAAGTTCCAAAAGCTTTTGATGAATGAGTCTGTAATGAAAATGACAATGAAATAATGGATGAATTAATAGGAACACAAACAGTGCCGGTAATAGCCGGCACTACCGTTCTTAATGAACAGACTTATGAGAGACTTTCTCAAATGTTAGCAAGCACCGATGAAGGTGATCACAAGATGGCACAGCTTATCTTAAACCAAGTAAACATACAACATTCAATTTACTGGCTATGGCAATTGGCTAGAAAAGGTTGGTGGATTACACAAAGAATGGTTAATCTTAGAACAAAGGCAAGTAGACAATTCAGAGATGATACATCTTTATTTAGTTTATCAACTATGGGAGAGTCTAGCTTTATAGAGCATCTTAATAAAAAAGGTTGGTTAACCCCAGAGATTTTCCAAAAACTGATGACTAAATTGAATTCAGATATTGTGTTTAGATTAAACGGTATAACCTGTTCTAAGTTCTATAACTTTACAATGGAGCTGAAGCCTGAATTCAAACACCTTAATCCGGAAGACAAACTAAAACCTGTAGCTTATGACAATGATTAACAAGATAAAAACAAGAACCTCGTTAACTTCAAACAATACTCAGACAGCTTTTACAAGCAAATTAGTTTATGTTATTGAAGATGACTCTATAAGACCATCTAATTTAATAAATTCAGTACTGAAGGATAAAGATTATATACCAGTAAAAGGTGATAAGATTTATATTTATCCTGGCTCAAGTATACCAAGGTTTAAAGTAAAAACATTTTGTGAAAAATATAAAGTGTCTTTAGTAAAGTATCCGGATAAAGCTAATATAAAAATTGTAGGTGAAGATTATGGCAAACAGCTTTTAACTCACTTTTATAATTCTTACTATGTCCGTACAGAGTTACTAGAATATCTAGAAAAATATGGTAATACAAATAATACTTTTATTGTTGAAGCAATTAACTCACTAAAACAACAAACATCAGAACTTGTGCACTATGATTATCATATGAATCGTTGTTTTAAAGATAATGGATATAAGAGCATGGTTGCTAAAGCTTTTATAGAAAAAGACTTGGATGAAAAACTTGATGATTATTACAGTGATATATCTGGAGTTTGCATTAAAGATGAAGAATCTTATAAAAAGCTTGTAGAAATAATTAATGATTCTGCTATATATGGTGAAACAACTTTATTAAAAAAGTTAAACACCGGAGGGATAATGGATGGTACACAGTATGAAAGTATCAAGCGCTTGTTTGAGAGCAGTGATAAGTCTAATCATAACTTAGCCATAGAAGCTATAGCCAATTGTGATTTTGAAAGAAGCGCTGTTTACTTACTGCTATTGGTAAATAAATACCATAATAAAATGTATGAGTCTTCTAATAGGAATCACATAAATTTTAAATCTTTTATGAAATTCTTTGATATAAGTAATCTTAGATATACTTATGATTATGAAGAGATCATAAACTCTTTGATTAAACGCAAGTTATTAAATCAAACTAATTTAGATGTGCTTACACCTTTATTAACAGAAGTGGCTGAGTCACGTATATCATGTGATTATTACACAGTTGATAAATTAATTTGGTCTGAAAAGATTGTGGAAGGCTTAGCTAACAATATCTTAGATGTAAACTTTAACACTGAGCTATATGATGAACCAGAAGAAGAGTTGCAACTGAAAGGTTTAAATATGAATGCCTTAATAAATGATGAAGTATGACCAAAAAAACAAAACAAGAACTAGAGGCTGAGTTTTATGCTCGGCCTTTGCTCCTGAGTTATTCAGGACTAAACAAAATGCTTTACTCTCCTTCCTTGTATTATAAGCACTATGTGTTACAGGAGCAAGAGGAAAAGTTAGACAGCTATCTTATAGATGGAAAAGTAATACACTGTTTATTACTTGATGATGGGTCTTTTGACCGCCAGTTTATGTTAATGCCTAGTGTATTACCTACAGAAAATACTCGCCGATTAGTAGATGCCATCTATGCAAAAGCAAATGAAGAACAAGGTCTTCTTGAAAATTACACAGTAGAAATACTTGAGTACTTAAAAGATGTCAAGTTACATCAAGCTCTAGCAGATGACAAGAAAGCTCCATTTAAAACGGGAGATGAGAAAAGATTGGAAAAGATATTGACTGAAGATGCAAAGTCATACTTTGAATTTCTGAAGATTAAAGGTAACAAAGATCTACTAGACTCTGTTACCATGCAGCGTTGTACAGAAGCTGTAGAAGTTTTACGCAATCATGCTGAAGTACGTGAGTTACTTGGGTTAATGAGATCTGAGATGGATAACATAGATGTTTATAATGAGATCTTCATGGCTGTTGATCATACAGATAAACCCTTTGGATTAAAAGGTGTTGTGGATAATGTAAAAATTGACCATGATGCTAAAATTATCTACGTCAATGACTTAAAGACTACAGGTAAGACCATTGTAGATTTTCCTGAAACCATAGACTTTTATAACTATTGGGCTCAGGCTGCTGTTTATGAAAGGTTAGTTGCCTATGAGTATGTTGAGTCAATCATTGAAGGTTATAAAATCGTATTTAATTTTGTAGTGATTGATAGATATCAACAGGTGTATGTGTTTGAGGTAAGTAAAGATACTTTGGCTGAATGGCAAATTAAACTTGAAGAAAAACTAGAAGAGGCAGCATGGCATTATAATGAGAAGAATTATAATTTGCCATACAAGTTTGCTAAGACAAAAGTAATTTTATAAAAAAATAGATGTATGCAAATAAAATCTCTGTACAAAGATTATGTTCAGAAAAGCCGGGTATTTTTATACCCGTCTTTGGACATAAAACGCGGGGTAAGCGTAACCCCAATTGAAACATATATTGCCTGGGATAATAATTACAAAGCTGAAGATGCTAAACTTAGCTGCTTGTATTATTTGCGCAATGATGATGATTTCAAACAATTTGAGAAGCAAAAGCTTATAGGCAACAAACTGTTTCATGACTTTAAAGAAGTTGGTAACAGTAGAGGCGTGTATGTCTTTGACTTCAGTTCAATAAAGGCTGACTGGGATAACGTTATAACCGGTAAATACTCTAAACTTACTCCTGATTTTAAGAGAAAGATTAGACACTACATCGGTTTAAATAATGCTAATCTGCCTTACATTGATTCCTTCTTATTTCCAGACAGATATTTTAAAATATATGCTGAGATGATGGGTGTAAATGAGTCTGTTCTTAAAGAAGTTGGAGAATTATGTTCATTACCAGATATGGAACATGAAACTCTTAATATTTCTATAATGAAGTTAGACATTGTAAAAGAAAAACATTAACTTAGTAACCTTAATTTTAAAATAAAAAACATGTCAGTAACACAACCAACAATGTTATTAGTAACATCCGCATGGCAAGGAAGAAAAGCTTTTAAGCTTATGCCAATTAATAATGATTGTCCTTTTACAGAAGGTATATATGAACCTGAGGGTAAAATATTAATCATGATGTCCAAAGAGACAAAAGAAACAATTCACATGGTACCAAGACTTGATGAAAACGGAGACCCCGTTATGACTAAGTCGCCACGTAAAAATGGTAAAACATTCAAGGAACAACGTTTACATATAGAAGCTTATACAGAGCATTACATTTTAGAAAAAACAGAGATTATTGATATCATCAAACGTCTTGCGGTTAATGCAGATTCATTTAATTTTATGGGTCATTTAGATGACACCTTATTAGTGACTCCTGAGAAACCAAAGATTGAGTTAATCAAGTAATCAAACAAATAATCCACACATAACAGGAGGGCAGTAGCTCTCCTTTTTGTGTCATATAAGGGGAAACAGCTGAACTGAATAAAAAATTATGAGTAAAAGTCACTGGGTAATGGATTATGAAACTCTTTCCAATTGTTTCATAGCAGTGTTTCAGCATCACAAAGAAGATACCACTAAAGTATTCATTGTACATGAATCACAGAATGATATTAAAGAGTTAATAGAATTCTTAGAAAGCAATATCAAAAACAATGAATGGCATATCTCATACAACGGTCTTGCATTTGATGCTCAGATTACTAATATGATTCTTAAAAAGAAGAAAGGGTTAGTTACACTGACTGCAGAAGAAGTTGCAATGCTTGTTTATGTAAAAGCTCAGGACTGCATTACCAGGTCTAATGACGGCGCGTTCCAAGAGTTTAGTGAAAAGGATATACCTATTAGACAGGTAGATGTTTTTAAACTTAACCATTGGGATAATGCGGCTAAAAGCTCTAGCCTGAAATGGATACAGTATTCAATGGACTGGACTAACATTCAAGAGATGCCAATTCATCATACAGCTACTATTAAAACTTCAGAGATTCCAATGATCGTAGATTATTGTAAGAATGATGTGGGCTCCACTAAAAGAATCATGGAGCTGAGCAAAGATCAAATTAATCTTAGAGCTAATCTTACTGCAGAGTATGGTGTATCTTTATACAGTGCATCTGAACCAAGGATCTCTAAGGAGTTATTCTTGTTATTCTTGTCCAAGAAAGTTGGAATTAGCAAGTATGAATTAAAACAGTACAGAACCAAGAGAGATCTCATTAACATCAAAGATATTCTTGTTCCTTATCTTAAATTTAATACACCGGTTTTTCAAGATTTACTTGATAATTTTAAAATGGTCACAATAAACGCGGCTAATACAAAAGGCGGGTTTAAGTATTCAATGCAATATAAAGGAGTTAAGACTGACTTTGGTTTAGGTGGTGTTCATGGTGCAAGACAAAGTGGGATCTATAAAGCAGGTGATGGTATGATTATAATGTCCTCGGATGTTACTAGTTTTTATCCCAACCTGGCAATTAGAAATGGATGGGCTCCCGCTCACCTACCAGCAAAAGAGTTTTGTGAATTGTATGAGTGGTTCTTTGAAGAGAGAAAGAAGATACCTAAGAAAGATCCAAAGAACTATGTGTTTAAGATTATACTGAATTCAACATTTGGATTAAGTATTGATGAAAACAGTTTCTTGTATGATCCTCAGTTTGGTATGCAGATTACAATCAATGGTCAGCTGACCCTGATGATGTTGTATGAGATGCTAGCTGAAGGTATACCAGATTGTGTACCGTTAATGCAAAACACTGATGGTATAGAGATGATGATACCGGAGAAATACAAAGACAAATACTTAGCTATTTGCGCTGAGTGGGAACAAATAACTAATTTACAATTAGAGCATGATGAGTATAGCAGATTGATTCTAGCTGACGTTAATAACTACATAGCAGTAAACACTGCAGGTAAGTATAAGTGTAAAGGCAGATTTGAGTTTGAGAACCTAGCTCTTCACAAGAACAAAAGCTTTTTAGTTATACCCAAAGCCCTGTTCAATTATTTTGTAAAAGATATTCCCCCTGAGAAAAGCTTGATGGAAAACAAGAACATACTAGACTATTGCGCTGGTGTAAAAATCAAAGGTAATTGGGAATTCCATCAGTTATGCATGAAGAAAGGGATACTGACTAAAGATGTCTTACAGAAAACAATTAGATATTACATATCAGAAAAAGGCTGTAAGATTATGAAGGTAAACAAGTCTGACAAGAGAGAGATACAACTTGAGTCAGGTAAGTGGATGCAGGAAGATTTAAGCAAGTTTCAAGAAAAACCGTGGTCACATTATTTTATTAATGAGAGGTACTATCTGGATAAGATATACAAGGAGATAGATAACATATGCCCAAAACAAACAACTTTATTTTAAGATATGAGTAAAAGACCAACCATGACAACAAAGGAGTATTTAGTTAATGCTCCTTTGCCTGAGGCTACAGATACATATACTGTAGTTCCTCACAAAGATGTAATAGAAAGAACAGAGCAAACCCTTGAGAAGATGGGATTTGAAATAGAACGCGAGTTCTATAAGTGTAATCAAGATGCAAAGATTGCACAAGGTATTTATCACTTGAAGTATAGTGATGACCCGGATATCGGCATGTTATTTACATGGAGTAATTCTTATGATAAAAGCATGAGATTCAAATGTTGCATAGGTGGTTATGTACATGAGTCACTAGCATCTATTGTTAGTGGTAACATGGGTACTTATGCCCGCAAGCATACTGGTGATGCTGACAGTGATGTGCTTAGTACAATTGATAATCAGTTGATAAATGCTGAAGAGTATTTTAAAGATTTGCTTATTCAGAAAGACAAGATGTTAAACTTAGTAACAACCTCTAAGATACGTGCTGAACTAGTTGGTAGAATGTTTTTTGAAAATAATTTATTTACTACTGAGCAGATGTCAATTATACAGCAGCAGTTTAATAAATCAAGCTATGCTATCAATGGTGAATCAAATACCTTATGGTATATGTATCATGCTATAATCGTAGCATTACAGAAAGCTCACCCTAGAAGTTGGATGGAACAGCAGATTATAAGTCATAACTTCATAGAACAAGAGTTCATGCTTGTTGGAACAAAACAGGATGACGTTTTAAATGAAAGTGAACCGGAAGTAATAAGTAATCAAATCACTATACTAGATGTAATAGCAGAGGTTGAAGCTGAGCAAGTTGTAGAAGAAGAGGTTGTAGAAGAGGTTGTAGAAACAGCGCCGTGGGATGAAGAACCAGTTACTTTAGAAGAAGAAGTTGTACCTGAAAAATCTGTTGAGTTGTTTTCAACTATGGTAGGAGAAGATGATTCAGAAGATGATTCAGAAGATGACGGTTGGCCTTGTGTATCTTGTAACGAGATACAGGGAGCAGAAGCTGTATGGAATGACGGACAATTGTGCACTAGATGTGCTGACTCATCAATTATTACTGATATTAATTTACAATTATAATGGAAATAAAATGCCCACACTGTAATACAGTAATAGCAAATTATACATCAATGAAAGACCCTGGAGATATACCTTCTCCAGGGAACTTGATGTTATGTGCAAATTGTTTATCATTATGTAAGTATGATGATAACCTCAAGTTGGCTCAATTAACCAATGAAGAAAAAGCAGGATTAACTCCTGAGTTGTTATTTGAAATTGAAGGTATGATTAACGCAGTTAAAAAGAAAAAGGAATCATGAAAGAACAATTAAAAGCAGTAGAAGAATTCCACAATGTATTCTTACAAGAAAACGGAACAGAGCCAGGATTATTACCAGAGAATGATTTCTTGCTCCGGTATAAATTAATGGCAGAAGAAAATGATGAATACAAGGAAGCTTGTTGGAACGGGGACTTAATAGAAGTAGCTGATGCTCTTGGTGACCAATTGTATATTCTTTGTGGAACTATACTGAAGCACGGTTTACAACACAAGATTGAAGAAGTCTTCAATGAAATTCAACGCAGTAATATGAGTAAGTTAGGAGCTGATGGTAAGCCTATCTTCAGAGAAGATGGTAAGATTCAGAAAGGCCCTAGTTATTCACAACCTGATATTAATAAAATATTATCTAAAAACAAAAGTTAATTATGCTAAGAAAGATTTATCTGAGCATAGTGTTAAGTATGTTTATGGTAAATTGCAATGCTCCTGTAAAACCAGAAGTTAGTAAACATAATGACAACACTAGAGCTTATTCAAAAGAAGCAAAGGATTATTGCACTAAACATAAAGTCAACACTGACTTTTATATCTTAATAGACCTAAGTGTACACTCGGGTCTTAATAGATTATATGTTTGGGACTTTAATAAAAATGAAGTAACTCACAGCTTTACAGTTAGCCACGGTTGTGGAAAAAATATATGGGGATTTGATGAATCAAAAACTAACCCTACAATCAGTAACGCATTTGATAGTCATTGTTCTTCTATAGGCAAGTACTATATAAATGAACGCGGTTATAGTAATTGGGGAATACATATAAAGTATACACTGCAAGGTTTAGAAAAAACAAACAGCAATGCTGAAAAAAGAACTATTGTTTTGCATGGCTGGGAAGATATCCGTAACTATGAAGTGTATCCTAATGGTGTAGCTGAAGGTTGGGGCTGTCCCGCCGTTTCAAATAATGCCATGACAACACTAGATAAAATATTGAAGCAGCAAAATAAGAAAACATTGTTGTGGATTATTAATCCAACCCTATCCTCTCGGACAAGTTGAGGGGTACAAAGTTAGATTATAAAGGAGAGCCTTACGGGGTTCTCCTTTTTTTTTTCAGCTAGATGTTGAGTTATCTTTTGCCAGCCATGTTTTGTGCCTTATCCCAGTTTGTAATCATATCACCTGGTGAAATATTAGAACCTGTTAAACCAAACATCTTACCTATATGAGCCCATATCTGACGACCACCTTGTTGTGACCAGTTAAACGGTCCACTGCGGCGTTTGTAGAATTGACGTTCATTACCATCCCATATATTAACCAGGTCAGTTCCTATGCGTTGCCATGTATCAGTTGTTGGTCCAAAAGCTAGTGACTTAAGATCTACTACTGTAGATATATTATCAAGACCCATACCCGGCCATGGAATAAACTGCTCATTCTCTGCTCTAATTTGTAACATCTGATTTAAAGCATGCAACTCCATGAATCCACCAAGATCAAATTCTTGACCAGCTTCTTCATCAGCTAAAAAAGGTAATGCTAGTTTACCACTTTTCTCACGTAATTTTTTATAGCGATCTTCATCATCTTCATCCCATCCAAATAAAGGACCCATTAATAGACCCATCAAATAAAGCACACCAACTTCAGTAACAATTCTCATCCAAGCTGCAGCATCTTCTCTTGTCATATCATTTATGTTTCTATTCTTTACAGCATTAAGTAAAGATTTAACAGCTTGTACATAGTAACCTTCATCAACTTCACCATAACCAGGAGCCATACGGTTTCTTCCAAAACGGTTAATACTCATTGTGATCATATGCTTTTTAAGGAACTGCACAAATCTAAACGCTATAAGACGTTGCATCAATGGTTGATCAAGCTTACCAAAAGCTCCATCCAATTTTGTATTGACAGCACCAATTTTATTTTTAAAAGCTTTAAATTCAGCACCAACACTCATGTTACCTTCTTCATCATAAGTTATACCCCACTTAGGATCAATACCCGCTTTAAGTTGTATCTTACCCTGAGGATTAAGTTCCCATGCATCCATATAATCAATCATCTGATTACCCATAGGTATTTTTTTCTTAAACATCATAGCAGCAAATGTCTGCATGGTTGCTTGTAGCTCAGTCCATTTACGGAAGTTATAAAACCAACCTGTGCTAACTACATCTTTTGCAAATGTTCTTGTGATTGACTCATGAAACTTTTCTTCAAATCTATTAGGACTTGGATCAAGTATTTCACCTAGCTGATACTCTAATGATTTAGGACCTTTAGCGTAGATATCAGAAGTACTTAGCTTCATCATATATTTCATTGACCAAGCTTCTCCTTTAAACAAACTACTTATTGTAAGATCATTACCTGCTGAAGCAAGGATTAAACTTTGAAACTTTTTAGTTAATGCGTTCTTTAAACCAGAGGAAAGGTTAAAAGCAAAGAATGAAAACGCAGCCTTGCCAAACAAATGTCTCTGGACGTTCTGTATCCATGGTATATCTTTACCAAAGCCGGTTATAGATTGTCCTTGAAAGTCACGTTCATAGTATTGAGAAAAGGCATCTTTTCTTATGTACTTACCTTTTTTATTAGCATAGGTTGTAGCACCAAAGTTTATAAAGTTTGCACGGTTAATCTTATCAGCTTCTTTAAGTTTATTGTTAGGGTCTTCCAATAAGTTTTTTAAACCCTGAGCAATAGGATTCATTTTAACCAGCTGCTTGTGATGTTCTGCATTATACATGTAACGCATTATACCATTGATGATATCTGTTGAAGTATCTTTAAGATCCAAGTTAAATAAACCTTGCATAGGTATATTCTCAATCTGGTCACCAAAACCATCAGCTCTAACTAACTCGTTAGCAATATCGGCGTTGTATATACTACCCTGCTCATCCATTGCTCCTGTGAAAAATTGCTTAATCTTAGTAAGCATTGCTGAAATAGGACTAAGTTTTTCTGTAGCTGTGCCTTTCACACCTTTTGCTTGGGTAGCTTCTAAACCACTCATACCGTAACGCGGAAAATCATAATACAACTTGCCACGTTTTGTAAGATTATCTTGTGTTTTTAAATGTTGCTCTTTAAGAAACTCAAGAAGCTTAAATAATTTAGGATCATTTTTTTGTAAGTCATAGTAAGCCTGGTTATGGTAAGGTGAATTAACATCTTGCTTAGGTAACCACTCTCCTCTGTTATCTTTATGAATACCTGTTATTAATTTAACTTCACCTGTATTTTTATCATAACCATTTTTGTATTCTTTTTTTACAACTCTAGTAAAGTACTTAAGTGACGGTTTGGTCTCATACATGTTAGGATCATTAGGTCTGATCACATTCCATACATATAATCTTTCATGACTTGTTACACTTTTACCATCCTTGTCCTTATAGTTTTTCTCAATATGATTGTTATTAAACCATTTTTCAAACTCAGGACTCTTAGCAAACATCTTATCTAAGATATCTTTACTGTAAAGTTTATCAATATTGGTTGCATCAAACTCATTAAAGTTTAAATCTTTATACACCTCTTCAGAATCAATCACATCCATCCAGTGATTAATAGCATTAAGATAATAAGTGGTTGGCTCTTTACTTTGTAGTTCTCTAAGATCTGCAAATAAACCAGCAATCTCAGCACGTTCATTCTTATTAAGCCCTAGTGAATCTTTTCTGCTAAGCAACTGAACAAACTGATCAAACTCATCAGGTTCTAATTCTCCATTCTCTTTTTTCTTTTTAGATAGGTCACTTAAGGTCTCCATCTCATCACGAGTAAGTCCTGAATAACCAGCCCATTCATTACGGGCGTTTTCCATTTCTTCTTGAGCTTCTTTAATAACAGTCTTACGTTCCTCAAGCATATCTGAGCCAATAGGTTGTCCGTCACTGTCACGGTAGCCAGAGGCAATATCCAAGATAGTTTTAAACGCATCCGTAAAGTCAGTCTTTTTTGCTTTAGTTTCTGTTGCTACTAATTGCTCTTCTAATTTTTTCTGTAAGTTTTTATCAGCTACTGATGTGATACCTTTAGCTTCAAGAGCTTTTAATTGTTCTTTAATTCTAGCAGCCGGTCTAGATAATATATTTTTAAGATTCTCAATTATCTTAGAACGTGTTTCATAAAACTCAGGTTTAATTTTAGTAATGGTATTAGCTTTAATCCAAGTATCACGGTAATGCTCATACTGATCCTCAAACTCTTGAGTTCCTGGTTCATATTGCAAAGTAATTAAGTTTTCTTTAATCTGCTCTTCCTTCTTAGCTAGTTCATTTTCATACACACCTGTTCTAGGTTTATACTCATGAAACTTGCGGGTAAGATCTCTATGCTGTTGTAGACGTTGAGCAACTTCAAAGTCAACACCTGTTTTCTTTTGGCCATTTAAGTAATAGGAGGAATACAGTTGATTGTACTCTTTCCACAACTCGTCCATAGCTTTAGTGTTATCTATTAACTGGTCATCTCTGTTAGCTGCAAGATTTAAGATTTCCATCCGGTTAAAAATTTCATCTCTTAAAAACTTAGCTCTTTGTCCTATAGTATCTGCAGCATCTTTACCAAGTAAGTCATCTTTTTCATAGTACTCGTCTACATATTCCTGCTGCATCCATTTACGCATGTGAGCATTCTTTTCTGCAAGCTTAGCAGCAAACGCTTCCTGGTCTTCTTTACTACGAGTTCTGTTATAACGGTCACGTAAATCTTTTAAGTCATTGTTGTATTTATCAACATCGTACCTGTAATCTTTATAAGCGTTAAGCATTGTGTAAACTTCCTTCTGTTGAAACACACCAGCCTTGTCTACATAACCAAACTTATCAATAAAGCCTATCTTCTTACCAAGCTCTCCTGGTTTTAAAAACTTAATACCAGCATCATCAATTAATCCCTTAAGCGGGCCCGAGATATCATTGAATCTAGATTGAACTCTAGCTTCCATCTCAGTCATGTTGTTTTTAAAATACAAAGCAAAGCCACCAATAACCGGGTCACTACTATAAAGGTATCCTTCAAAATAAGATTCAACGTATCTAGCATCCGCTCCCTCACCACGAATAGCACGGGCAACTTTCTCTCTAGACATCACTATACCATTAAAGCTAGCTTTTTTAGCAATCTCTAAATCTTTGCTCTCTTCATAAGTAAGGTCATCGCCTTTAGCTTCTTTAGCCTCAAGCATTTTGTAGCGCTGATAGTCAGCTTCATTCATTCCATAGAAGTTTGTGTACTCTCTATCAACTGCAGCTTGACTACCTTTCCTAGCTTTTAATCTATCAATCTTATCTTTAAAAAGTTCTTCAGCTCTATTAGACATGCTCTCCCATTGTTCCCATAAGATATCAGAGATACCTTCATTGTTCATCTGGTTGATGTGTTTAGCAGAAGTCTTTATAGAAGTTTCTATACTGTTAAGTAATGTAGTCATAGGAGAATCAGCTTCAGCCCCTGTTTTGATCATCATGTCCTGAGCTTCAGAAATATATTTTTGCCAATATTCAAGTACTCTTGCATAGTAGTAAGCACGGTGTACGTTGTCTCTATTGTTAGGATCCTTTCTAAGTTCATTCAAATGCTTTTCCATTTTAGTCATCATGACTTGTAAACGGAGCATTGCACCTACTACAGATTGTACCTGACTCTGAGTCTTTTGAATATCTTCAACCATTTGCTCAGATTTAGTTTCAAGCTCACGAGCATAACGGGATACATTAGCACGCATCTCCTGTAAGTCACCACGGTTGTATTGATCGGCAAACAAGTTTATCATCTCCTGATAATTCTTGTTCTTCATAATCATCTCAATTTGATTTGTAGCACCTTCGTAAATTCTTCTAGCCATAGCCATCACAGCTTGGCCTTTGTCACCTTCAGTTGCTTGTTTTAAATCCTCAACATATTTTTGAAAGTCTTGATTATACGCAACAACATCCTCCTGGTTTACAGTCTCAGTGTTTATAACAAAGTTTCCGCCGGCATGTAACATTGTAGCAAGTTCATCAAGTGAAGTAGTTTCATCCAACTTGGATACTGTTACTTTACTACCAAATGCTTTTCTCAAAGCTTGTTTGATGGCTGCTAAAATATTGTTCAGTAATTTTGCTAAACCAGTACTTGGTTTAATACCTGCTTCTTTAAGCATTGCTCCTCTAGTAAGAGCTTTAACTATGACTTCCTCAGCTACGGCTTTCTGTAACTTTTCCATGATTGCCGTTTTCTCTTCATCTTCAACAGCATTGTCAAACGCTTCTTGTAAATCAGAGTATTCAGCAATAGCTTCTTCTAAAAGAGTCTGGTCAGCTTTAATAGCATCCAGGTATAGTTTTTTAAATAGAGCAGGATTGTCCTGTTGTATAGTACGAACAATAGGGTGAGCAAATTCATGAAACGCAAGTTCAGAGTTAACAAGTCCATTAATGAAATATACAGTGCCCCCGTGAAAAAATGCGGGTGCTTTACCTACAGTGTAAGGGTTCTTTGAATTGGCAGTGATGATTACTGCTTCCTCCGGTGTAATAAAAGAGTAGTTGATACCTGTTCCTGCAGCAAGCTTGTTTAATACTTCCATACCACGAGTATTACTAGTATCAGTAACAGATAAGGATTTAGTATTAATGGGTTGAACTACGGAAGCAAAACCGTAGAGTGTATCAGGATCAGTAAGAACTGGGTCATTGGATTTTTCAGCTATGATCTTTTTCATATCTGCTGTAAACTTATCATGACTCTCAAGAGGGTTTAATTCTTTTCTAGAATCTAGTTTAGTCATTACTTGTTCAGGTGTACCCACTGGACGGTTGTTCAGTTCAGCCTCCATGAATTCACGCATGGCTTCTCTTTTACCAAGAGCTGGATTGTTAACAAGAGCATCCCACTGTGCTTTTACAGTAGGATCGCTAAGATTTGGGCATGTGATCATATGTGTAGTTATATATTAGTAAAACAGAAACCAAGAGCTGTATCCAGCATATCATCTGTAACTTCAGCACTTTCCTGTATAGGGTTCTTCTCCCCTGTAAAGCCAAGTACTTTTTCATAGTTAGGATTGACATAGCCAAATTTCTCAAATAACTGCTCAGACAAATATACGAAACTAGACAATGCAATAGGCTTAATATCACCAATTAATTTTCCAGTAATAGGGTCAGCGCCAATCATGTGTTGTCCAATACCATTAACAGGAAAGTTCAGAGTCATACCAGACTTCTTCTTCTCTTGCATAGAGAGGATAGCCTTATCAATAGACTCTTTAAGTGACGGTTTTATAACCATGCCGTTAATTGGACGGGGAGTTTTACTATCATCTTGCACATCTTGACCATCACGAGTTTCTTCTGGTATGTTACTTCCTTGTAGTTGAGTAGTAGTTTCAGGATTAGGTCCCCAATAGTTATAACCTTTTGAAGTTTGACCACTTGGTTTTCCTAATTCTTCTTGAACAAGAGCTTCTCCACTTTTGTTCCAAGGTCTATTAGCATCATATTTAGAATCCATAATTACTGTTCCTCCACTCTCAATTATATCTCTAGCAGCAAGAATAGTATCTATTATTTGTTGGTTTGAAGCTTTATTGTTACCATTTACAGATACCATAGCAACTACTCCAGGACCTGTTTGAATTTCATCATTAACAGGGATACCTTGTTTTTTAGCATCTTTCCAATATTGGTAACTAGATGTATTTGCATTAGGGTATGTAATTAAGGCATTTGCTAAATCCGCTTTACCTTGATCTTTACCTTTCTTATCTATAGAAAGTTTAAAACCTTTTGGTTTAACACTAGCAGATTGTTGAGTAGTAGCTTGTTCTACTGGTACATCATATATAATAGCAGAACTTGCTAGCTCATCCCCTATAATACTATAATTACTCTTAACAGGGAAAGCAATTAAATTACTATGAGTTGCTAACGCAGATGAGAAAGCAGCTTCACCTTTAGATCCTTCACCCGGCGTACCAACAGCACCATTAAATACAACTACATCATTAGGTCTATCTTCTAATATAGCTTTAGCACCACTCTTAGTTAAAGGTTCTAGTTTATCAGATTCAGCAGAAGGCATATCATTAGCATTGTAAAGTATATTGCCAGCATTATCTGGATAAAAGTTATCAATAGTAGATATCTTCTCAGTAGCTACCTTTTCTTTTGCACTACCTGGTTTTTTAGATTTATCCTTATCAGCAACCATATTAAAATCAGTTATTGTGTAATCACGGAATGAAGAGGCATCAGCTTTACTATTAAGACTTTTAAACTTTTTATAGTAGCGCTCAAAGGTAACTTCATTTATGTTTTTCATAAAGTCTCCTATGTATTCACTCATCATTCCAGTAAACATCTCCTGAGGTACTACACGAGTTAAAGAAAATCTTCCACTTGTGTTTAAACCTGATTGTAAGAAAGCATAAAGAGCAAACTTGTTAAAAAATTCTGCAATACGTGCTCTCTCTTGAGCTGACTTAGTATTAATTTTTAACTTACCAGGATCAGATAAATCTTTTAAGTTCTGATTAAACAAGTTTAACTTAGTAGCATCTAAAAGAGAATCTAATAATTGCAAGTTGCCAACACGGTTGGAGTTGTTTTTATCATTACGTATTGTTCCTGTTAATACATTTATTAAGCTGTAGTTCTTTCTAAGCTCAGGATATAAAGCAGCTATCTCATTAAATTGATCAGCCATAGATGTACGACTTTGAAACATCTTCCAGTTATTGAAAGTATTCTCTAAAGCCATGTCACGTATAGTCTCTTCATAAACTTGAGTGTTTATACGAGCTTCTCTCTTTTCTTTTGATTCACCTTCAAGAGTTGGAGCGGAGTCTAATGCATCTTTTAATCTACGGGAAACATCAGCACGTTCTAATAGAACTGGCCACTTTGTTTTACCAGGATACATAGCTCTTAATAATTCACGTTCAATTACAAACTTGTAATAAGTATCAGGTGTAGGAAAAGCTGAAGCATTAAGCTCAGCAGGTTTAATAGTTGTGCCATCAGGAAGAACGGTTACATCATCTAACTGTGTTCTTGTAGATATAGTCTGAAAGTCATTTCTTAGTTTTACTTTATCCATGTACACGGTCAATGCTCCTGTTTTATCTGGAGCAACAAACACACCATATTTAAGACTTGGTACTACTTTAACATCAAAAGTATCTTTGATAATCAAGCCTTTGTACTCACCTATTTTATCAATATCAAACTTGCGTATCTGATTTTGGAATAAAAAGCTTATCCAGTCATTTCTCAAGTTATTTACAAATTTTTCATCATCACCAAACGTAGCATCAACTTCATCCTTAAAATCCATCTGTCTAGTTTTATTCAAGATCCACCTGTTAAGGTCATCGTCATTTCTCAACTTAAATAGATTTTTCCATAAACCAATTTGAAAGTCTTGTATAAAAAAGCTTCCAATTGGAGATTCATTTTGGATAAGATCTACTAGCTCTTCAGGTAATTTACCATCTGATCTTAAATCTTGAATTAATTGATTCTTAGTTTGAGCTTGAAAAATACTATTTGTTTTAACCGTATCAACATTTAAAGCCATTTTAAACTTAGTTGTTGACTTAGTCATATCTTCTATTTCAAGAAAGTGTAAGAATATAGCTTCATCTTTAACGTCATACTTATAAGTACCACCTAATTCATTTGCCTCAGCATAAGCATCAATCTTGTCCTTTAAGTTTTTTTCTATATTATTAGGATCAAAGAATGCAATCTCAGATCCTGTTTTCTTATCTGTAAGTTCAAGTGTACGGTCATTTAAGAATTCTTGCTTTGCTTCATTGTTTTTTTCAAAGACAGCCATTTGCTCTTCAGTATAACCTAGCTTCTCAAAAATAATCTTACGAGCATCACTACGAAACATGTTAGCATTTTTACCTCCTTTACCCATAGGTCCAGAAAATGTACTCTTTGCTTGTTGCATTTCTTTTACATACTCGCGGATAACCGGTTGAGATACAAAATACACAGCTTGCTTTAACGGTACACCAGCTTGAACCATAAATAATAAAGATGGTGATATCTCTTTGTTCCCTTGTAAGTTAAAGATCCAAGCATCCTTAGCAATATCTACCCAGCCATTAATAAGCTGACCAATTATTGAAGAAATACTATTATCATTATTAACATCCATCAAGTGAGATAATGAAATCACATCACGGTTTTCTTTATCTTTTAAAGTATTATAATTAAATAATAAATCTAAACGCCTTCTAATGTTTTTAGTAGCTTGATAATCATAATTCATTCTAGCACCAACACGGTTAAACACTGTATTAAAAGTATTATCTACAGCACCTAAACCTAAAGTCTGTTTACCAATACTGTTTGAGGTATGTTTATACATGTTATAAGGAATCTCAAACAAACGCGTACCTGCAATACGGCTACTATTAGGCGCACTGTATAAACGTTTCTTAGGACTATAGTCCATAACTTTAGATGAAAGTTCATCAGCAAGAGGCTTAACAATATCAGTACCATTAGGACGTACAAGACTTACGTAGTTCTCTTTAAGAGCTAGTATGTTTTTCATATCATCAAGTATTCTGTTCTCAAGACCTTCTTCAGTTTTAGAAGTAAATGGAAAATTTACATTCTTAATAGAGTTCTCAGCTAATATACTTAACACAGCTTGATCTTCAACAGACTGATCATCTGCTTTTCTGTTTTCTACTATGCGTGTAACATTAGCTTCTGATAAATCTAAGTTAGTAGTCTTCTGTAACTCTTCACGTTTAGCTGATGATGATACATCCAACCAATCATCCCACTTTATACCGGAGGAAATGTTAGGCATCATGAATGTGATCTTATCAATATCAAAGTCACCACCAGACTTAGCTACAATCTCAGATGGAAGTATTACAATATTACCAGCTTGTTTAGGTAAGAACTCAAATACCTCAGCAAATTCCATAGAGTTATTTTCTTGTGTAGGAATACGTGGTCCTGTAATGCTAATCATCTTACGGTGATCACCAATATCCAACCACTCTTCATCTTTAAGCATTTCATTTAATCTCTTAAGAGTTTTAATCTCCTTACCATCCTTATGATTTAAGTAAAGCAAGTTCTCAAAGCTGCCTTGTAAAGCAATCTTAACTTTCATTGCTGTAGTTTCACCATTTGGTCCACCTTTTCTTTTATAGAAAGATAATCCATTGGTGCCATACTTAGCTTTTTCTTCATCAGTTAACTCACCACGTAATGTATCTTCAAAGCCTGCACCGGATACCTGAATAAGACCTTCACCTTTAAACTTTTGTTTGACTAAGCGTTTAACTACAATAGAGTTTAATATCTTCTCAATCTTCTCTGCAGATAATGAATAAGATAAATCATGAGCAAGAGTTTTGTTTGTTCCGGATTTAATAAAGCTTATCTCATGTTCTGCTAAATCTTGTCTGTCTAATTCTTTTATGATAAACTGAGCAAGATCGTCATTAAATATAACCTCACCAGTATTCTTATCACGCTTAATACTAGCTTCTTTTTCAAGCTTTATCATTTTAAGCTTTGTTAAATCAGAAAGATTTTGCTCATAGTTTTTAACTAACTTGTAAAATTCAGATTTGTTTTTCTCTTCATCTGAAGCTTCTCTCCAAAGTTTTTCTCTAGTAGCAACGTTTTTAACGTCTCTTCTAAAATCTGTAGGTACACCAGCTTCCATCAAACCATTCTCAATCAACTTACGCATCTGAGTTGGGAAAGTAACTTTACCTTTAAAGTATGGCGCTATCTCTAACTGGTTCTTTAAGAATTGTAAGAACACTGTATTAGGTACCATATCTCCTGTAGCATCTACTGTTCTATCTTGACCATCAACAGTAGAGTAAAACTTATCTTTATCTGCTTTTCCATCAGCGTTGATTCTTGTAAAATTTGAGATCTTAGATCCTGACTCAAACATTGCATAGTCAATACCTTTTTCCATCATACGGGTATGTAATGCATCCAGATTTTTACCTTTAATAACATTAGGAATTAATGGAAATAAAGAGAACTTATGAAAGGCTGTTAACGGCGGACCGTCAATAGCTTTACCATCTTTGTCTTTATGTTGGACAGGACCCCAGTATTGATATTTTTTAGTCGGGAAGAAATTAAGTACTTCAGTGTAATCAACAGGTTCTTCATTTATAATTTTTTTATAAAGTTTTTCTTGAGCTGGTGTCCAAGCTCCTTCTAATATAGAAGCTGCTCTGTAAAAGTCAAATGTAATCCAACCTTGAGCATCACCTTCATTCATGTCAGTGTAAGCATGCACACTACCGTTTTTAAATGGGTTTGCTACAGTACCAATCTCACCTGTTTCTTTACCGTCTTTATCTACACCAAAACCTAAAACTTTTCTAATAGCTTTATCTGCACTTCCTAACTTTGCTGTCTCAGATTCAATTAAAGCATTAGTAATATCTTCAAAGTATTCAGAGCGGATATTGTTATCTTCAAGTATAGCTGATTGGAATGATCCATCAGTAGCTAATCTTTTTGTCTTACCATCTGGTTCAAAGATGCCTCTCTTCTCTGCATATCCACGTCCTTTACTATTTACATAATCAATAAAAACAGGATCACTTGCAAGCAATCCGCCAGTAGAACCAGCACCTGCATTACGTTTGTGGAACTCTTCTTTTTCTAATTTGTATTGAGCAATGTCACCATAGATAATAGCCATTGATTCAATGTTGTGTAACCAACTGTTTACAACAAAAGATTTTATTAAAGCATTTTTAACAGTTTCTGTAGTAACGTTTTCTTTATTACTCTTGTTAGCATCAATACGTGTTTTCTCAATTAAAGCCGGGCTTATGTAATTAGCGCTCTTCATCATCTTACCAACCTGTTTAGCTTGGTTGTCAAAATATTTTGCTATTTCTTTATTAAGCGTATCATCAATAGTTTTATCAGCTTCTCTAGCTTTATCTAATGTTGTATACTTAGATAAGAATTCACGGGTTCCAGGACTAAGTACATCTTCAAAGATTACAAAGGCTTGACCTTCTTTTAAATATTTAGCGTCATAGATTAAACCTTTTTGATCTTTAAGATTTTTAAGCTTATCCATCCTCTCCATCTCAGCATTAACATAGCCTTTTAATATTTTTGAAGCATTGCCATAAGCAGAAGGATACTGGTTGATACCATTAACAGGCAGAGGATTAATAAAGTCTATTGTATCTACATAAGACTTATTATCTTTACCTGGCGTGAGTACATCACTTAACCATAAAGAGAAGGAAGTTCCTTTATCTGCGTGACGCATTAACTCCGGACGACCAAGAATATTACTTACGTGAAAATCTAAAATCAATTTTGTAAACTCATCAGCGCTTGCTGAGGCAATACCTTCATCTCTTGACTTAGTAACAATAGATACACCAGATAGATTAGATAAGTTGATTGAAGCTTTAAGATTTTTATCAGCTTTTTGATCACGTTTAACACCAACGCTAGTAGTACTACCAGCCTCATACTCATCCATGTTGTATATAGAATTCAACCAGACAGATGCTTTTGCAAAAGGGTTCTTTGCAATATCCAAATGCGCCATGTAAGACTTGCTTATCAAATCAGCATAACTTGTTGAACTGTTTATAGCATTCACCATAATACTTATACTGTTGTGTAAGCTTTGTTCAAATTGAATATTACCCTCAGCATTATTTACAGCATAATTAGATGCATAATCTGCAAATTTAATTTCCTCACCGGCTAAATCAGCAATAGTAGTTTCAGAACTTAAAGCTTTAATGTTATCAGTAGCCGGATATTCTTTAAATAGATCTTTAAGATTATAAATCTTATCAGTACCTCTGCTTAAAATATTCTCTAATCTTTCAAATATTCTAGGTGCTTTACCTTTACCTTTATTAACTATGTCTTTTAATTCATCAGCATCACTAAGTTCTATACCAATAGCTTTAAAAAACTCATAAGCATTTTCAGCACTTGTAAATTTGTATTGACCATTAGCTTGCTTTGTACCAAATTCTTGAATTACTTTCTTTATATCCAAGTAAATCTCATTTGCTTTTTGAGGATCTCTTTTTCTATAATCAGAAGTTACTGTAGTAAATGTATTTGCCCAACGTGTTTGAGCTATACGAGACACTGAATTATTAGAACCAATCTTAATTGAATACTTATCAAGCTCATTACCTTCTATATCTTGTTCTTTAAATACAGTCATCTGCATTAAAGGAATTTCAGCCTTGTTAAATACACTCCAAAACTTAATCCATAGATCTGTTTCAGCTGCTGTATGTGTTGTAACAGGCCCTAACTTTTTTAATAAATCAGCAATAATAGGATCTTTACCTGCAGCAGCTTGTAGTTTTTCATACATTTCTGAAGCTTGCATTGTTCCTTTAAGTGTCCTGGATATTCTATTCCATACAACAGATGGATCAGTAAGCTCTTGAATACCGTAACTGTTAAGCACAGGTTTATTACCTTCCCATTTATGTATACTAGCTAATACATATTTAACTTCAGGAGGAGCCATATCGTACGTACCAACATCATTACCTGGTCTGTCAAATTTCTCACTAGCTTTTACTAAAGCATCAACTTCATTTGTATCTTCAAGTAACTCAGCTCTATCCTCCTCTGACAACAATTTAGATTGCTTTAAGTGATAACCTATTACATCCTTACCATCTTTATTATCAGCAAGATTCACCAAGTTACCAAAGTTACTAATAGCCCATCGTATGCCTATTATGTCTTGTTCAATTGCTTGAATCTCATATTCATTATCAGTTTTAGTTTGTGCTTCAGCCAAGTCTTTAATTAACTTAGGTAGTACTTCACTTTCAAAAATAGACTTAGCATAAGAATATACAGCTAATGCTCTTACTCTATCTTTCATTAGAGTAGTTGTGTAACTATATACTTCTCTGTTTAATTTTACATCCTTAGTAGTATTTCTTCTATTAGTATAAGCAGATATGATTGAGTCAAGACTATTCATTATCTTGTTAGTAGTCTCAAAATCAATCTCAGGCATTTTTTCGTCTTTGCTACTAGCAATCATAGCATGATTTAAAGAAGCTATACTCTTGTCTCTATTCTCCACATTAAAATTGTAAGAGGAAAGATTACCAAGCTTTAAGTTCTCATACATTGCTTGAATTTTAGGAATACCTAATGGATTGTATGTAGCATCATTGATGTTTACACCGGAGAAAAGCTCTTTCAAGAAGTTCATGATTCTTGTAAAGATACTGTTCTTAGTTGGTGATGATTTATCTTTGGTCTTACCACCTGACATCATGTATGCTCTAAAGTCTTCAGCTAAATACTCTTCTAGTTGTTTCCAACTAGCACTTTGAAAAGTTACACGCTTGCCGTGGTAGTCTGTAAAAGAACCTTTCTTCTTACGGGCTTCTTCATACATAGCTTCTCTCTCTTCTGGAGTAAGAAACGTTTGAGTAAAGCCATGCCAAGCTTCATGATATAAATCTGTATAGTCACCACTAACCTCAGGGTTGTCAAAATAACGGAATAAGGTTATACCTTCAATTGCCCACTTAGCGGCAGGACCAGGTCTCTTTGCATTAAGAGCTGCTAATACAACTTTAAAAGGAAAGTGAAATCTTAAAGGACTTTTAGAATACCATTCTCTTGCAGCATCTAATTGTTCATTGCTTCCACGAGCACCAGACAATTTTAATGTTGCGTTTCTTTCAAAGTCAGATTCATTACTCATGTTCTCTAGACTATTTAAAATATCTTCTGGAGATAATGATGATGTAGTAGCTGTTGTTAATGGCTCAATAGTTGGCTCAGTAGGTTTAGCTTCTAATACCTCAGTAATTAATTTATTATACTTATCATAAATAGGTTTATATATAGCATATAAAGCATCTGGCATACCACCTTGCTTTGTACCATACGTATCTGGGTAGTCAGCTTTATTAGGTATTTCAGCAAGTAACTCTGCTTGTTCTTTTGATCTGTAATCAGCAATTTTTTCTTCATCTGTAACAGGCTCTGCTTTTTTTCCTTCTCCTGCTATAGTAAGCATGGCTTCAGGAGTAGGTGAAAAAGTTACAGAAGAATTTATAAGCTCAATTTTTCTGTCATAAGGTACAGCATTAGTTGTAAAATTATTTTTAATAAAGTCATTGTATTTTTGATCTTTAGTATTTAAAATAGTTTTATCACCCTCTTGTGTAAAAGAGATTGCTTTATAATCGGTATCAAGTAAATCTTTTTTAATAACAATAGAGGGTACGTTTATATGAAAGTAATCATACTCAGGTCCACTACTACCTTCATAACTATAAGGAGCACCTTCTCTACTTTTTTGTATAGCATACACACCAGGTCTATTAGCTCTTTCTAAATCATTGCGTTTTATAGTCTTTACACCATCTGCATTTGTTTCATATTCTGCATAAATAATTTGAGTACCTAAAGCTTCAGCAGCTTTTAACGCTTTTGGTTTAGTGTTTATTGATCTATCTGCAGGAAATCTACCACTTTCATCAAAGACAATTATACCAGTACTTAAATGTTTTTTTATAGCAGCAGCTGCAGCTTCTTGACCTGTTTTAGAACCGTCAAACTTTACTTTAAACTTGTTACCATTAACTTCAATATTTACACTACCATCTTCATTATAAAAATTAAGTGTACCAGATTTCATATCTCCCTTGAAAGATACATGATGTAAGTCACTTACAATAAATTGCTGAATTAAGTTTTGTCTATCTGCAATAGATACTGGTTGCAATACACCGTTGACATATGACCACAAGTCTTTTGTAAATAAATCAACAATGCTATTTAAAATATCCTCTTGCTGAACAAGTGGTTTTTTATTTATCATTATAGGTTGATCAATATTAGGATACTTAAAGTAAGTACCGGACTGATATAAGTTAGATGTAGCTGCTTGAATTTCTGTTTCTACACGCGGATTAAAACCTTGTTCAAAATCAAAACCTGTTAATGGCGTTGGTAAATAAGGTGAGTATGGTACAAATCCTTCAGCAACACCTGTCATTACAGAAAGTAATGGTTTATTAGGATTAGCTTTAACGTACTCTCTCATTTTTTCTAATACAGAGTACTCTTCTTTTAATCTATCAGCTGCTTCTTTTTTAAGTCTTTCTTTATCAGATTCTGGTAAAGCATCAAAGTTGGGTACTGCTGCTTTAGCCATAGTTTCAATCTGATCTTGAATACTTTTAGCAATAGCTTTTACAGCATTAGCTCCAGTTGTTTTAGCTTTATCACTATAATCTGGATTGTTAGTTACGTTAGTATTAATGTATTTTGCTAAAGCTTTATCATCAGGACTTATGAAGTTACCATCTTCATCCATTGGTGCTTTACTCTTAGCTCTTAAATAAACAATTTGCCCTTCTGAAACAACAGTTCCTTCTTTATCAAATTGTATAGGCTTTCCATCTTCAGTAGTAAGAACCATGTAAATATCATTTACAGATAAGAATGGTGTATCACCATTTTCTTTTTTAGGAATTAAATTAAGATGAGCTGCTCTTAAAGCTTTACCATTCATTGCTTTTAAGTACACTCCACCTTTAACACCATCAAGAGTCATTTCAGAACTATCATTAATGCCTTGCTTTTGTAAAGCATTATTAATCTTCTTTTGTACTGTAAAGTTTAAAGCTTCTTCAACTTTTGGTTTCATCCAAGTTTCTTTACTAGGATCTGTGTAGTTCTCAATGTCAACACGGAAAGTCTGGAATGCCCAAGTCATGAATCTATTAAAAGCTTCCTTTACTTTTGATGTAGGTCTTACATCAGTAACTGCTATAGAAGCAGCAGCTTTAATATCTTCAGGATTAGATACAGGAGCTTCAGTAATACCTACAGTTTCCCTTACAGCATCTGTATTGTTTTTAAATTTTTTAATTAATGCCAGGTTATCACTTTCAAGATCTGGATTTTTTGTTTCAAGCTTATCAACTAATTCATTATCTAAAGCAAGAATTAATTTAACTATAGATGGAGTCATTGCAGCAGCGCTAATAGCTGTAGCTTCATCTTCTGATGATTCTTTAACAAAATCATATACTTCTTTTATATAAGCTGGTAAGTCAATTACTTGATCTTCTTTAGCTTTATCATATAAATCACCAGCTACTAAACCGAATAGAGCTTCTCTTATTTCTTCTTGTGATAAACAACTCATTATTAATTATAATTTACAAGATTTGAATTTATTACTTATATCTTTTTTTCTCTCATCTGTGGGCATTTCAGCAAATTTTTTAGCTAATGCTAAAGCTTCAGCAGGATCAATTTTATCTTTAAAAGCTTTAGCTTCTGATTCAACATCAGCTTTTTCAGCATCTGTTATGTCTGGAGTAGTTGTTACATCAGCTACGAAGTCTCCTTCAATGTACTTGATTTCTTTTTTAAAATCATCAGGTGTTACCTTTAGGGCATTGCTCATATTATTTGTTTGTCTGTCTTGCGGTGTTAGCAAATATACAGTATTACCTTCTATTTTCCCAACAATCATTGACGTAAATCCATTATTTAATCTGACAATTGTATCAGGAATAAGATCAGTAAATTCAAACTCATTTGCTAATTGGGTCTTCTTATCCTTTTCTAGTTTATCAAGTAATACAGAATTAAAAGGTTGATTAAACACGGAGGCATAATAGTTCTTTTGAGCCATTGTTCCTGTAGCTAAAACCTCACGGGCTTTATCCATAAATTCTTCAAGCTTCTGACCTGATTTGATTTCATCATAAAGTTCAAATAAGTTTTCACCTACAGGTTCATCTATCTGAGGAAGTTCTGCTCTTCTCACACCTATTAAATCCATTAGCTCTGGACTCATTCCTTCTGTTGTAGCATCAATCTGCTGAGTTATTTTATAAAGCTCTTTAGCACTTGCAGCATTTTTAATTATGTTAGACCACTTTTCAAAGTGTGGATCTGTTACTGGTGCTGCCGCTATATCTTCTACAACAACAGCTTTACCTGCGGCTGAACCTAAGTCAATGATATATTCTTCACCTGTTGTTAAATCTTTTAATACAATGATGCGTTCTGCTATTCCTGTATCAGGATCTACAGATGCACCTTGGTCTTCAACAACCTCCATATTAACTTTAGTAAGATCAATTGAGGTACCATCTTTTCTTTGTACTGTTCCTGTAAAACTATACTGTTTACCAGCTGACCATTTGTTTGCAGGAGCTGTAGTTTTTTTAACAGTTGTTTTTGTTGTGGTAGTAGTGGTTGTAGTTGCTGGTTTACCACCGTTGTAAGCATCAATGATTTTACCAGCTCTGTCTGATGTTTGAACATAATCTTCAAACTCTTGAGAGTCTACTAGTTCATCATCTGTTAATCCTAAAGTACCACCTTTATTTATCTTATAATACGCACGGTAATCAGCAGCTAGTTTTTCAAATAATCCAAGAGCATCTTTCTGAATTATACTAACAGGAGTGCTACGAGTTATTGTGGTAGTTGCTGTTCCCCCTGTAGCACCTGTAGTAGATGCAGCAGGCCCAGCTATATCAGCCTCTAGCTTATTAGTAATTAAATACATGGCTTCATCCAATAAAGATGAATCAACTCTAGGGCCAAATATTTTTGTTAAAAAACGTTTAACCGTATCAGTAAACTCTTCCCATAAAGATTTCCCGGTAGCGGCGTAAGGAATGTTACTAAGCATGGCCTGGAATGTATCATTTGACAATGCTTCAGCCACAAATTCTTCAACGTTCATTGTACCGTATAAAGGCTTTGAACCAAATTGTTGTTCAGCTTCAGGAGTTCTAATATAATTTTTAGCTTCAGCTAATAACTTTTCCATATCAGCTCTGAACTTAGGATCACTAGTTAAACCTTTTACAGTAACTTGATGTACTAACTCA